CACAGAAGTTGCTCACACAACTATGTAACATGGATTTGTGAAAAATGTGGTATCAGGAGTGAGGAGCCCCGAAAAACCATTTCAGAAGAAAGAGAAACCTGAGCATATGCATCAAAGGCCATTCTAAAAGACGAATTTTTTATTTTGTTTTCTATTTTATAATTTTGTATTTTAGTTTCTATTTTGTAGTATTTTATTTTGTTTTGCACGTTTTTACAGTATGTGTCTCAACACACAGGAACTGTCTAATCGATATATAATGGAGGAGAAAAATGTAAAGCCTAAGCGTGAACTATGTTATCACTGGATGGACTAGTAAAGAAGTGTATTATAAGAAAAAGCTCTTTTAATGAGACATCGTGGCACACATTCGCTGTGCACGAAGGGGATCGGAAGTTCTAAAAAGACCTTCACCCCGCAACAAGGCTGCAGAACAGGCTGTTAGATCATCAGCAATAGCTCGTGTTTTCGCTGTTGGAACAATCGAAGTGCCGAGTGAATTTAAGAGTGATGAAGATACAGGACCTGGCAAGACAGCATAATTATACACTATCTCACATTGCAGAACGGATTGATTTGCCGCAGAACCCTCGACAAATATTGCTATGCAGTAAAATTTTTCGAGGATGGCATGTTCATTCCGCCTTGCGATATTGGGGGTTTGGTCAATCGCGATGAAAGGGATAAGGATACCGCCGGATTCATTGATTTCTTTCATGGTTAAAACTGTTGCAACCGGAGTCCTAGAACTAGGGTCTGTGGGCCATGCGTCAGGATCAAAACCATTGGCTGGGTCAGACCCAGCTTGGAATTGCATGACTGTCACAGCCCCAGCAACGTCGTTTTCGTTCATGAGAGGCAGAATCCGCACATAACCTGAAATTCCGCACCAATGATCATAATTATCCAATGAAGAATAATTTTGAACATTTTGCCATGCAGAATCAAAGTTATCGACCGGGTATTCGTTACTTCCGGTCAAGGCGGGTTTATCCCGAAAATATTCGATAGAGTTTGGGTTAACATACAAAACTTCATTCCCTTCAGCGCCTGTCGTCAACGTAGTGCGATTGACATCACGAAGAGTGATACTCCTGAGAGTATTACCCATCGGTTGAGGTTGAGCTTGTGTTGGTATAAGCACTTTGGAAGTTTGGAAGCGTACGTTCGAAGAACCCATTCCCATGTTCTTGGTTTTCTTGTTCTTCTTTCCTTTTGGCTTCGCAAGTCTCGAGATTGCCTCAAGAGGTGCAGAAAGACCAGAAGTGCGGGAGTCAAGAGCCGCAAGAACGGCGGCAGTAGAAAGTACCTTAGAAGAGACATTTCTTACTTTGCGTATTTTATTTTTGTAATTTTTCCTAGTCATTTAAGATTGTAAAAGATTATTAAAGAGAGCACGTCGTGCCCGGGTGTTAGTTGTAGTCACGTTCCAATATGATGCCGAAAATCTCGTGATTTATGTCGCAGTTCAAGCACAACACAGTTTCCAAAAAGTGTGTGAAACCATCAAAAGTGACACCATACCTGGCGTCCCACTTTTCTTCGACAACAACGGTTGAGATATCTTCAGATTCGAAATCTACGATGCTATTGGTGCCCCAGGCACGTATGGGGTTATCATTGATAAAGAACTTGTTACGGAATGTATTCAGTATTGCTCTAGAGAAAATTGTACCCGGATAGGACACGAAACCGCAAGCGATGTCGTGTGGATATCGAATTAGAATTTCTTCATCTGTGAGGTTTGGATATATCACCCGAGGATTCTTTTTACAAAGTCCAGCTTTCAGACAAACTCCAAGAACTGGAACCCAAACGTATTTTCCCAAAGTGTATGGTGGTGCAAGTTCAGTTTTAATGACCTTACAAGGTGTCATCTTTAAGAAAGTAACGTCTGATATATCTTCGTAAAACTTACAAAATTTCAGTTTAAAACCCAATTTTTCAAAACAAGACTTCAGCGCTTTATCACTAAGTTCCGGACATACACTGAGCACGTGGAACCACGCTGACATTGTCGTTGATGTATTAAAAAGAGTAGTAACTGCTATTCCACTAGGTAAGGGGTAATAAGTACATTCGTTTTCTTTATCATATCGCGGTTTCAAATTGAAAGTTTGATACGAATCTCGGTCGATTTGGAATTTGAAATTTATCGAATTGGTTATTATCTTGATAAAATGTTTTTTGGTTTCCTGTGTCATCCCAAGACGCTCGCACAATCTCAAAGACTCATCTATACTGCCCCAACTTAGGCCAGTTTTCGTCTTTATATAAGATTGTGAAGCGTCATAGCCACTGAAGTCGGCTTCGATGAACTTCCATCGACCTTGTAGAAATAAACCAACGAGTGAATCGTCGCCAGCTGCCCAGATCCAAACAGAATCCGCATCAGCATCTAGCATTCGCTGCAACTCATTGTTAATCTCAGAGGGGGTGAGGCCGGAGCCCCAAACCAGGTGAACTTCAAGTGACCCAAGAGAACGAAAATTACACACCGTCTTCTCCAAACTTCTATGTTTCAAGATATGTTTCAATCTAGAAGTGAGTTCTGCTGCAATAGGAGCTGTTAGAGACGCAAATAAAGGGCCGGGATTGACGATCATTCTAGCTTTACTAAGTTTCTCGGGTTCGTTTGGGTCCCCAAGTAAAGTTTCATCTAGTTTAACCATCGCACTGCAAGAGCCGGGCAAAAGACGTCCTAGCACAAAACGGAGAAAAGCATTAAGGTAAAAAGTACGCTTTTCAGGATGTGTTTCCAAATAATTATCAAGTATAGTTTGTGACCAATCAAATTTGTTGAACCAAGTATTCTCCATACGCGGACTGTCCGAGACATGTTGTGTTCCATTGTCATTGCCACGCAGATACGAACGGAAACGCGCACCCATTTGAGAAATTTCAGCCATTTCTGGCCTAGATTGTGGGGGTTTCATGTATCTACGAATAGCACTGATGATAGATTGCGGACATTCGGCTGGTTGTATGAAAGTTTTATTAAAACCCCTCAATGCCCAGAAAACGGCAGAAGTTCTGTTGGATCTCTCGAAAGTTTCAAATTCATAAGTCTTTTCAAGAAAAGTAATCAGACTGCCGACAGGTTTTAGATAACTGTCTGGAGAAAAAAATTTGCCTAGGTGCGAGAAAGCAGACACGTCGCCATTAACTTCAAAAGTCCTAGCTCTAGGCTGCGTCCTCCACGGCGGCGGGGGTTTTTCTATCTCAATCAATACAGAGATAGAGGATAAATGGATTCGATAAATTAGGATCGAGAAAACTAAGGCCACAAGACACAGCGAGAGTGATGCAGTGCTATGTCCGTCCAAATACAAGCCCATAACTGTAACACCTAGAATAACCAAAAAGGATAATACTACAAATAAGGTGAAACGGTAAGGGTACCGGCGGGGTGTGGTAAGTGAAAGCCAGTTTTTGACTGTAATGGCCTGATACAAAGAGAGATTTTGGTAGGAAGTTTGGAGAGCAGTGACTTTGGCAACACAATATTCCAGTTGTGTTCCATAGCTTTCACTGTCTACCAATCCTGCCTCTATCAAAGCACTTATGATGCTATCCCCAACAATCTGCCTCATAAAGGAAGTGACTGTGGCGATTTCGATCCAGTTCTTGGACAACGTGGTGTCGTTCAATCCCTTGATCGTGGGGTCTATGTGTTTCAGTTTGACTTTGTGGTGTTTGTTTTCTAGGTGAGGAAATTCAGTCAGAACAGCGTCGAGGACAGTTCTCCAAGAGGAGAGTGTCGTTTGAAAAGGTTTGACGCGAGTATTCTCCGCCAGCACCCGGTCTGGAGGAAAAGATTCTGTCAAGTGGACGATTGTGTTGTTCTGAAATGTGGGTGAATTTTTTGAAGTGATCATAACCCAACCACCCTGCAACTGTTTGACTTGGTAGGTTGACGGGATGGGAGTGATCGGGTATTTAAACGCTTTCCACGATTCTTGGTGAATCGCTACGTGGTATTCTGACTTCTTACCATTCTTAACTCCCACAAACGGGCCGTACTTAAAAAATTCGGCGGTGGTGTGGGGGACGTGTATACCGATCCAAACTTCACCATCGCAGATGGGACGTTTGGGTAAAGAAAAAGGATTGAAAATCTTGATCCCTGGACAATCTTCCTCTCCAGCCCACTGTTTCCAATTGTCCGAAGACTTTGAAAAAACACCAGTGTCTAGATAACCTGGAAGAGTGTCAAAAGAAACAAGATTACTCAAATCTTGTAAAATGTGTTCAGTTTGGGTAATCCCTGAAGCCTCGAAATCAATTCCCAAGAAAAAAGAAAAAGAAAAATTAGAAATAACATTTCCTCTTGAATTAACTGGGGGTGTCCAAGGTTTTGGTTTTCCACGTTTAGAACGGGGTTGGCGACGATATACTTCGTCAGATGAGAGGGGTTTGAAACAGGGCGCGTCTAAGTTCAACTCCATGGGGCCCAACAATGGTCCCGTGCTTTTTATGCCTAAAGTGTTTAGCTCACTGGTCTTGCTCTCGACTAGCAAATTCAATGAATGTTCCGTCGCGTTGAGAACATCAAGGGGTGTGATCTTTGCACCATCATTTTGATCAATCGTTCGAGCCGGGTGTACCACCTGCACGTAGTTACCCGGAATTCCCCATTCAGATGAGGGACGTTCCTTTTCCTCCTCATAGGCCTTTTCGTCCTCGTCTGAACTTCGAATTTGGGGGTTTATTACTTCCCCACAGCTATCGTTAAAGTTGGTTTGATTCATCTTTGTTGAAAGTTGTTTAAAATGCCGGAAAAAGTGGAGTCGTCATATGCACCACATACACAAAAGTATCAGGTGCAATAGGCAAGCTAAATGTAATTGTGAATCATAAGTAAGCGACTACACCTGCCTCACAACCAACCCCACTAAAGAATGGACTTTTTCCTTATTATCATTTTTGACCCAGGTGATGACGCACCTGTATACGATCAAGGGATACAACACTCGCTCCCAAGCACCGCCAACCCAGCGGTGGCAAAAC